TGGAATAAAGATTTATTCGAAGTATCTTGAGAAGTACTGCTAGAACTTGTCTGACCGGCCCCTGTCGAAACTTTTGGTTTGAATAAGAAAGAATTGTTATCGTCTTCAGAAAATTGTTTTATAAAGGTTCTTAGATCAGTTCCTGATTTATGCACCCATACTCCATTTTCATTTTGTACAAGTTGCGATGCCACATCCATATATGCCATATCCGCAGCTTTATCACTTCTAAACGTATATCCACTAAGAACAGATTTTACTTCTAAATCCCTAGCGAGTTCTATGTTACGTTTTGTTATCGTTTCCAATTTAGCATTGGCTTCCGCTAACTGAAGTTCATAAACTTCTTTATGTTTTCCTTCTTCTTGAAGTCTTTTTATTTCAGCTTCTTTCTCTTTTTGTTCATACTCAGCAGCTTTCTTTAACGCATTGTCTCTTTCGCTGTACGCTTTATCGAGTTTTTCTTTGATTGGTTTAAGAGCTTCTTGGATCTTCGTGTCCATATCATCCACAGGAGAATTGGTAGCAGTAGTATCCGGAGTAATATTATCAGTTTCTTTTTCTTCGACATTTTCGGTCATTTTATGTTTCCTTTGAGTACAACTCAGTGTTATAAAGTGAATACAATTCACCCTATAGGATATTTGTTTTTAGTATTTAGGGTTAATTTAACGGGGTCTATTAATCATTAATATATTTATTTATTATTATTTTATTAAAGAATAAATAAAGGACTAATTAACTAATAGACTCATTAAAGGGGGGACCGCTTAAGGGTTAATTTAACGGGGTCTCTGGAAAGATAATCCAATCATCCGATAATAAATCAGACACTGAAGGAACCCATGTGTTAGTCTTAGTAGGTTGTGTTAATATGAAAAATGGCTCAACTGAACCAAAATTTCTAACAATACTGACATACATGTTTTTACCGTTCCAACCTGTACGTGCTAGTTTGTGGTTTGCAATTATTAAATCTAATGCGTGACTAAACTTCATTTGTGCTTTGCTCCACATACAGTACATGTGAATCCTTTCTTTTGATCAGGATTCATTACTCTCATTCCGTTACCATGGAGTTTATCCTGATTAGGGTGTTGACATGTACATCTTTTAATTTCTGCGTTCATATTTCAGCCTATGCCGTAAAAGCCCCAATCATCCTCAAATTTAGCAGGATCGGGGATATCGCTCATTACATCTTTCTTTGTTAAGATGTCCGCTTCTGTTAATGTTTTACCACCGACAACTGATTTACCAGCAACTGGAATTAATCCTTTGTCAATAGCTTCTTCTAAATATTGATCATATAATTCTTTTGGAAAACCTCTAGCTAACATTTCATCTAAAGTAACCTTAACAGGATTCTTGTCTAATACATTAGCATATAGTTTTCTTATACCCTTCCGGGCCTCCAGCATATCGGCTGCATTGGCGAAAAACGCATCGTGAATGGTGCTTGTGGCAATCTTACTGTCTCGTCCCCATAGATGGAAATTCTTGACCAATGTTGCGTCATTGGAGTGATTGCCGTTAACTGCATATGCTGTTCGTGCTTTAGTTGCGTCTGCAATGTCATTTATTTTACCTTCAGCGTTTACTACTTGTTCCCACCAAGTGGCTTCTGTTTTCTGTTGCACTTGAACTAAATTATTAACCCAATTACCATCTTTGTCTTTATAGACTAATCTTTCTTCAAATGATTGAGTGAAATTCTGCTCAATAATTTTACCATCAAAATTAACCCATGGAACATTAGTCCATGATTTAGGTAATTTATTAGCATAAAATACTTCAAAGCCTTTAGAAATATTTAATTTTTCTATAGGCTCTAATTTAAATATTTTAAAACCTGTTCTACGATCTTTGGGGCCTTTTACACCATAAATAAGATCGGCTAATACACCATCTGGCTTCCAGCCGTCAAAACGTTTTAAAAATTTTTCAGATAGCGCTTCACCAGCTTTTAAACCTAATATTTCACTTATTCTGTCAGGCAATACATAACCATTTTTACGTGTACCCAAAAAACCTGTAGCACCTATTGATTTCCATTGCATTGCTGCTTGAGAAGGTTTGGCTTTAGTTAAATAATCTTCAGCTAATCTGCCAAAGAATTTAGTAAAGTCTTTTAAGATAGGCACTTGTTCACTTAAGTGTTCAGACATCAACTTAGCTATGGCTTGAAAATCTCGTGGCGTAACGACCATATCATATGAATGTGTCATCTTTTCAACAAGATCTTTTGTTGCTGGATCTAAGAAATATAACTGTTCCATAATCTCGTCACCAGGATCTAAACCTTTGTTAAAGATATCTTTTACATTTTCTCTTAATTCTTTAAGTTGTGCTGTAGTTTCAGGATCAAACCTTTCATACCTAGCTGCACGCGCAGATATTTCATTTAACACTTTATCACGATCACTAGCTTTTACAACTAATGTAGGTGCATATGTCTCAGGTTTCTTAGTTACATTAGCTAATTCTTCTTGCAATGCTGAATTTAAATCTTTAATTATAACTTCAGGATCAGCAGATGTTGGTGTTAATTCTGCATCTTCTAAAGCCATTTCAGCTGCTTGTTTGTTTGTCTTAAGATTATAAATACTAGCTTCATCTTTAATAATAGTGTCTTCACCAAATCTATTAGATTTTAAAATACGTTTTTGAGCTTCAATTAATTTAAAAGCTCTAGCGTCTTTTGGCACAGATAGAGATAATAAATGTTCTTCTAAGAATTCTCCAAGCTCTTCCACGACTTGCATAGCAATATATTTCTTAGTATCGCCTTTTGAGCGCTGTTCAAATTTAGCTTTATTTTCAGCTATCTTTTCTTTAGAAAATTTTTCACCAGTCTTATGATCAAATGTCTTATATGTAGCACGTTCTTTACGAGCTTCTGTTAATTCAATATCTGAAGTATGTAACCACTTAAAAGTATCTTTTAATTCTGCAGGAGACAACTGCCCTTTCATAGCCTTTGAAATTAACTCACCTTGCGATTTAATAATCTCATCTACTGTACCTACATAATTAGGATCTGTTTTATTATCAACACCTAATACTCTTAACAATCCTGCAGAATCTTGACGCTCGGATAATAAACCTTCTGTTACTTTTGTTTCAACAGGTTTTGCAGGTTTCTTTTCCAATACTTTTGCAAGTTTACCTTCAACATTAAGAATTCCAGTTCTTTCTCCAGCACCATAAAACGTAACCATATTTTGAGCTTTTGCAGCTTTACGTAAATCTTTCTCATTTAAGCCTAATCTCTCATTTAAAACTTTAAACCGAGGATCATTAAAAGTTGCAGCAGCAATTTCATCATATAACCTGCGTTTCTGATTTGTAGGTATGACATTAGATAACGAAGCTAACTGTTTGTTCTTCGTAGTTAACGCAATAATCTGAGCACCAGATGATGAAGCATCTTGTTCAAGAGCTAAAGCTGTTTTATATTCATTCATAGAACCGCCAGCTTTAAGGTGGTTATCTATTTTAGCTGCTTCCATAGCAAATCTCATGAACTTACCAAGTTCCTCGCCTTCAATTAATTGCACCATATTTGACTCAAGAATAGCACGTAAGTCTGCAGGTTTGCCTCTCAACATTTTATTACCAAGATCTACCATATCAGGCCATAATTTATCAGCAATCTTTTGGCGTCCAGTAAATGATAATGAATTATATCTACCTTCAAATACATCATTAAGGCCGCCCATAAAGGCACCTATTTGATCTCTGAAGTTTCTATATCCATCTTCACCAAGAACCTTCTCTACTTCAGTATTTAAGAAAGGTCTAAATGATTCTCCCGATTGCGGACTAATAAGGCCACGATCATAGATCCTAGCCCGATGATCGACAAAAGCATGATTACTGAAAGCGTAATCATTATTTCTAAGCCAATCCATAGATTTAAATCGTTCATATGCATCACCACGGGATGAAATATAGTGTTTGTATTCATTTAAATCATTATACTTTTTAGCTGCACCTCTGTCATCTTCAAAGTATAATAGCTTTTGTGTAAAGTCATAAAAGTCGTTATCAATTTTATACTTAGATTTAGATGCCCAGTTAAGTGCATCTGCCATATTCTTGTCAACGAATTCTACAGGAAAATCTGCAAAACTATGTGTTGATGTAATAGGTATTC